TCACATCACCGGGCAGTCATCAAACTCCGCGTTCCTGGCGTCATTAATGATGTACGTGATCACCCCAAATATAGCGGGTGCAGAAGTGTAACCGTCATCATCTGCTGGCAGCGCCTCCCTTCTCCCGTTCTCCAGATTAACCAGGTGGGGCTGAGGGTGAGTTCGATATCTCTTGATCCTGAATTCTCCGTCTATCGCACATATCAGCAGTGAGCCATCGCAGGCAGTAAGGGACGCATCTACCACAAGCAGCGCCCCCTGGAGTATCCCTTCTCTGAAATGTGAACGAGATGCCCGCATGAAATAAGTCGCTGCTGGCTGACTTATAAGCTGCTGATCGAGGGAAATCCTTGTTTCAACGTAATCTGCCGCAGGTGAAGGAAAGCCCATGGCTATAGTCCTCCGTTTGGATTGAACAGCTGAAAGGTACGGTTCTCGCCTTCCTGCGTTGATACATCGCGGAATGTTGTCACATACCACTCGATCCATTCGTTAGCCTGCTTCATCGTCCAGTTCCAGTTAACCTTGCTCAGTTCCTGGACAAACCGTTGTGTGGTGACGGTCTTCCGGCCATTTGGTTCCTGCTGTATCGAAGCATACCAGGCTATTTCAATATCGCTGCGTCGTGGCATCATCACGCCCTCTCTTGAATACCGGATAAAAACACAGTATAAATACTGTATATCCATCCAGTAAAGAGGCAATGAGCAATGTTCGTGGAACTCGTTTATGACAAAAGGAATTTTGATGGTCTACCCGGTGCAAAAAATATCATTCTGGGCGAATTGACCAGGAGGGTTAACCGGATTTTCCCCGATGCTGATGTTCGGGTAAAACCGATGATGACACTGCCGGCGATCAATACTGACGCCAGTAAGCATGAGAAGGAACAGATAAGCCGTACTGTTCAGGAAATGTTTGAAGAAGCTGATATGTGGCTGGTTTCAGATTAAACGCCTTGAACCGTCATATTGCTTAAGTACAATCCGCCGTGACTGGCAATCATTCAATACTCGCACTATCGAACGTTCGCCAGTCGGCCGCAATCATGCTCTTGCATACGGTGTGATTGCGGCAACCATCATTTTTACGACCGGGTATCCTGCTGATTTTGCTGGCGCTCACGTTCAGTTTTTTCCATCGCTTCCTGCATATCATTCTGTTTCTGGTTCCAGATGCTGTTCTGCGGCATCTCAACACGAACCGAAACAAACTGATCGGCAGGAATATCAACAGGGTCACCATCATTCAAACCTGGACGCTCGTTTCTGGCGAACTCCGGTGCATCAGGGTATGTCCGGTGGTAAGTTTTTACGAACACCGAACCGTCGGCATTAATCTCATAGTCCAGCCATATCAGTGGCTGCCTGTTTCGATCTTTGGGAATATCAAATCCGCCATCAATACCTCCCCAGGCGGCATCAGCATTCAGGCCCATACAACCATTTATCAGATATTCACCGACCGACACGCGGGTAACGGCACAGCCTTCTGCCTCATCGTTTGTTTCAGCCCGTCCGTCAGAAAACAACCTGACTACTGGAGATGCAGCTTTCAGAGTACCATCAGCAGCCTTTGTGGTGTTTGCTGTGCTGTAAAAAGTACATGCCTGTGCTGTACCACCATTAGGTTGCGAAAACCCCATTAACTTTAAATTACCCGCCCCCATGAAGAGCTGGCAATTTATCGTGTCCAGGTAATTAATCTTTACCCCCACACCATAATCGGTGTAAAAACCACCGCCACCATATGCAAAAAACATGGTTCCCGACGCGGCTGAATTAAGCTCAGCATTGGTGGCTATCTTGTATCGTCCTAACCCAAATGCCCCTGTTGTTAATACCCTTCCCGGAGTCAAATCTGTAGCGCTGGTGATAATATCTTTTGCAGCTGCAGTTCCGAGTGCGGTTTTATCTGCTTTCTCGCCAAGTGTATTACCTATGCCACTTATAGACTGATTAATGCCACTTAATGTAGTGGCTATCCCTCCCCATGCAGGTCCTGTGAATGAACTGCCATCAGGCAACTTAACAGTGACATTTCCGCTTCCACTAAAAATGCTTTGCCAGTTCTGTTTGTCGTAGTTCAGGCCTCGCAGGGCTTCTGCACTTTGTGCCACCAGCGCCGCGGTGACCATATTCAGCGCCATACGGGGAACAGCTGACCAGGCCGCGCCAGCCTGTGTTGGCCCGGTGAAATTACTGACCAGCGTCAACGCGGCACTACTTTCCACGGACTTAACCGGTAGCGTATAGGGAACGCCACCGACAGTGACAACAATAAAATCTCCGGCAGCCACCTCGGTGGTAAACGCGGTCCCGTTGCCAGCGACAGCAGCAGAGTTATTCGTCAGGGTTAAGGTTCCTGCTGACATAGTTTTTCCTCAATACATATTCGGAAGAATTAGAATGGGCATAGCGATATTTCTGTTTCTGGTCATATCCCATGAACCGGAATTGCGGTCCGCAAATACTTTGTTGTAGGCTGACCTGATGCTACCGCCTGACATGACCACGCCTTTGGTTCTGATATTTCCCCATCCACCAATCATGCGAACCTGAACGCCGGTATAGACTATCTGGCAGAACCCGCCGCCAATATCCTGGAAGGCATCGGTAATCTGGATTTGACGGTCATATACAAAGGGGCGTTTCAGCGTGGAAAATGTCACCTGGCCTGCGGCGTTGGTCATCGTGATACCGTCGCCGCCGACAGGTGCTGTCTGATTGAATATCACCAGGTCAATCGTCGCTGTTCCGGCCACATCGTCCCGCCCTGTGTAGGAAATATCGCGGACGATGATGTTGCCGCCATCAAACCCCACCGACACATTCGGGTTATCCCATTTGCCGAAAGGAATACCGCTGACCGGAAGCGCAGCGCTGCCGCTAACCGTAATGCGCCCGGAATAAGCGCAGGTCATCAGCGCAGCCTGATTGGATATAGCGGTGAAGTCAGTCGAGTTTGAAACCAGTAAACCTTCGTTATACGTCGCCGCAGGCAGCAGCTCCATAACGTAGCCTGACCAGTCAGGGACAATACTTTTTCCACCGATTGTCTCAGCCCCGATGATTACCCCGGAATCACCGTTTCGGGTGACACCCGTCATTATGGCCACGTCGAATTCTGCAAAGGAATAGATGTAAATGGGGTTTGTTGGCACCACGATAGCCTGTGAGCCAGGAACGAGTGGCGTATTGACAGGGTACTGCATGAACTGGGATGACCAGCCCGAGAACGATGTACAAAAACTGGGGGCGCGAAGCCCCGCAGTAATTGCCATCACCGGACGGCCATCGTTGTAATCAATCAGAATACCTTCCGGCATTATGACCACCTCCCTACGACAACCCGTCCACCACCAGATAAATTGACGGTCACACCATTACCATCAATTTTGACAACGTTATTAACACCGTTGAATGCAAATTCACCGCTATCGGCATACAGTCTTCCGTGGAATTCAGGGCTGGCATTCTTGGGTAAATTCCACCCCCTTACACCGGGTATGAAATTTGAAGATTGAAGCGAGTCCGTAATTTTACCGAAATCAATGGACGCTTCCTGGATGAGCACACTGCGAATAAATACCTGCCCGTTATAGACAAAGAATGCAGCCTGCCAGTTACCGGGGTTATTACCGGAATAAATGCCGAACTGATCGGCGGCAAATACAACCGTGGATTTATAGCTGTTTCCATCAGGTTCGATGGACATACCGAAACCCGTGTTGTATTTAACACCATTTCTTACGATACCCATGTTCAGCGTGTAGGAGGCTTTGGCTGTTCCGTCGCTGTTCACCACCGCAGTCATTTTCTGGTTTACCGCAGAGGTCAGACTGCCATCAGGTCCTATTTGAGCCTGGACATAAGTGGATAAGTCAGCGAGCCCTTGCTCAGCAGTAGCCACCGTGGTTTTTACGACCAGAATATCAGCGCGTACCTCACCATATTGTTGATACTGATGCTCAACGGTGCCATGGTTCGCCAGTGCATTTTCCATAATGCCTTCCAGATTTGTATCAACTCCGTTTTTAATATTCTGGAATGCATCAGAGTTCTGAATCTGGTCATCAATGATGTCAATCAGCCCGCCAGTGTCCATAGAACACAACGCCGGAACTTCAATAAAACCGGATGCACCAAAGGCGTTAACCGTTCTGATGTACCAGTAATAGGTATGTCCAACCTGTAGCTGATTGCTTGTCCAGGTCGTTCCCATCCCCTCGCGGCTGGCATTCCCTTCCACCGTGGCTGTTGAGGTATTGGGCAGTTTCGTTTCGCCTGACGTCCAGAAATCGAACTGTGTGGAAACATTAGTGATCGCCGCCAGACGCGGGATCAGCGTGACGGCAAAGAATCCCTGCTCAATATCAACATGGGAAGGTGCTGGCGGGGCTTCAATGCTGAATTCCAGATACCCTTCTGGCGACTCTGCCCCCATCTGGTTTACAGCAATAACGTGTGCTGTGTAGGTATTTTTCGGTAACCCGGTAAGACGCGTGAACGTACCCGGAGCCTGGACGGACATCACCATCTGACCATTGCGGCGAATGACCACTTTGTTGTAGACCACCTGACCGATGTTTTGCCAAGACAGAATGCCCTGTACTACCTGTCCGATTTCCTCCACGGTGTATTTCAGATTCTGCGGTTGTGCCACACCGCCTGATGGCAACTGAGTAAACGGCGGTCTTTCGATCGGTTTACCAATGGCGTCACCCCAGACATCTGCTGTTTCCTGCTTCAACGTAAGCTGCACTCCATTCTGAACGCCGAACTTCCAGTCCGTTACCCGCATCTCAACGTTAACGATACCGATAGACGGGAAATTCACCTTCACATACATTCCAGGGCGGTAACGATAGCCGCTCAGGTTTAACGTAACGTTCATGGTTCTGGCGATACGGGTGCGCTTTAACTTCACGTCTGCAAGACGCTGGGCCTGAAATTCAGAGGTCACAAATCGCAGCTTCATATCCTGCGATATTTCCACGCCGTCTTCCGTCCCCCAATCACTGACAGACACAGAAGGGAAATCCGCTTCGGTATAGCCCTGCTGCGGATCGACAAATGTCCCCTTGATAGTGTTAACACGTTCCGCCTGAGAGACTTCCGGCATGATTTCGATATCACCGGCAAGCTGGCTCTCAGTGATCACCTCTGTCGCGGGACCATAATAAGCCCCGACCAGAAGGCCATGTTTTCCAGCGGTATACGTTACATCCCCGGCGCATGCTGCCAGCATCCCTTCCAGAATACTGACCTTGTTTTCACTGAGATCGAACTCACCGTTGATGGTATAGCGCTTCTCAACGGTATTACCGCCAGTAATCACATCCTCATCACAGATGTTCGCCGCTTCCTTAAACTGGTCCCAGAGAATATCGGTGTCGGGCACTTTCAGGTAATTGCGGTAATAGTCCAGGATAACCAGCGCCGCATTGTTGCTGTAACCCGTTAACCCCGTCCGTGGGTCATAAACGGCACGCCCGTATTTTTCGACCTTGATATTCGGGATGCCTGACGGGAATTTTTCTGCACTGAATTTGAGGGATACACGCAGCCAGGTGATCCCCTTTCCGATCATGTCTTCTTTCCATGACGGACAGTTTGCCAGCATGTACGGATCTACGGTCTGGCGATTGATATGCAGTTCAAAAGACGCATTCTCCGGAAAACTACTGATCGGTTCATCACCCAGCCAGACAGTTCCAATACGGGATAATGAGTGACCCGCCAGCGCAACAGCCAGATGCAACATTTCGCCGTCATCCTGTTGCCCCGACTCTTCTTCTGAAAAGAACAATGTTCCCGCTGTCGTGGTGTGCCCATAAACAACCGTTTTGGCGCTGGCTGCGGCACGAAGGACCTGTTTACGTTCCGATGTGTCACGGTATGAATCCAGTGATGGCTTCTTGGTCAGTGCCTGAGTTGCCACCTGAGCGGCTACGGTGATAGCCATTGCAATCCCGTAATACTGATATGATGCAGCAGCACCTGCAGCGACGGTCGCAATGATAGGAATAGCAGCAGGCATTAACGCACCCTCCAGACACTCAGCGGCTTAACCCGCAGACTGACAAGACCATTTTCGCCAGGTACCCATACAACACCGGAATACACCACCCCGGCACACCGCGCCCCGGCATTTTCAACAACGGCGATATCCCCTCGTTGCGCCAGCTTTCCCGGAACTTCATCGAGATAACGGGCCAGCACCTTTTCAAGCGAACCGCCGCCGCGCAATATCGCCTTTTTTGCGCCATGTTCGCTGTCGTAGGCTCCTCGCCAGTCCGCCGCAAAATCCTCGCCGCACATAGCCTGAGCACAGTCAGCCGCGAACAGGCAACAGTCATGACTACCCCATAAAAAAGGCCGCTTTTCAGCGGCCCTTATTACGGTGATTAATCTGTTATGCCAGTCCGGATGCTTCATGCTTCCTCACTTATAGGTAAATCCTGGCGCATCTTTTTTATTGCCCCAGTAAATTGAACGTTCAGACATCTGCGCCACATACCGGAATATGTGATCGCCTGGATAAGCGGCCTGTTGAGATTCATCGGTATAGCGATCGGGGAAAGGACGCTGCCAGTCTTCAAAAATATTACTGATGGTGTACTGCAGGGCGTTCGTCCCGCCAGCGGTCGCCCCTGTACTGGATACCCGCCCTTTGAACAGGAGATCGGCAACCTGGACAACACCGTTATCATCCATGGCCACCAGATAGATTTCGGCATTTCTACCCACACATCGCTCATTCAGCGTGGTGGCAAAGAGGGCCATATCCAGACCTGAGAGGGTCATTTTGACCTGAGTCGGGCTGGTCGTGCTGGTTTCACTGGCATCATCAACAGACCCCATGCGCCCCATGCCGTAATAGACATGACCACCAAGAACCAGTGTTCCGGTACCGGAATGCACATAGACGGTACCGGATTCAAACTGAATATTGGCGGCGATCGCTACCGTCACCCTGTCGCGGGATAACCAGTCCACCATCGAATCCGAAAAGGGGGAATACAGCATTAAAATGCCTCCTCAAGCTCCAGTGTATAACTGGTAAAAACACCCGACACACGGTTACCGGCACCCTGCTGGTTATCCTTCAGTTTGAAAATGCCGTAGGGTTTCGCAACTTCAATGGCAGCATTAGCAGGTGGCGAGCTACGCAACATCGGGGCAAATACAATCATTGCGCTACCGTTCGCTGCACTCGTCACGTCAGCTGTAACCATCTTCAGCTCGTCGTTAACAGTAAAATAATCGCCCTGTCTGAGCACCACTGTTCCCGGCGTCCAGCCCTTACTTTGAACCTGGGTCCCTGTCTGATTAGCGCCATCAACAACAGGCGTTCCAGCAGGTGATCTGCCACTTCTCCCCCAGTCACGGACTTTTACCCTGCCATACTCGCCATCTAGCGAAACCACCAAAGCATCAATACGCCTGGATTTTTCGTCCGTTAGGTTATTAAAGGTAAGGGAACATACCCAGCGGGTACCGGGGAAGCGAGCTGTCTGCGATGAGCCATTGAATGGAGATCGAAAGGTTTTGGTATTACTTTCTGGTCGCCAAGTCAGCGACGCGGGGCAGACATCTTCCGGCCATTCGAGTACAGCCATAAGTTCTCCTGCATTATTCTGCGCACGGCGGCGCTACTGATCATTTGTCAGGATGTTACTGATTTACATACCTGGTTATGGTTGTTACTCAGCCCGTCAGTGGTGGGACACCGGCGAACTAATGTTTGGAGGGATGGCTGATTACCTCTGAAAAAGGAAATTACTAATGGGAAAATTTTCCATCACATCTATCAGAGATATTGACTGGCAATCAGACCCTGGAAGGCCAGGAAATTGCAATGTAACGGTTGGTCTCAATACGCCAGTAGGGTTTGTACAAATTTCCTTTGACCCAGGTGAACTGGATGTCAGAAAGGCAACCATTGAGGAACTCGAAAAGGTAGCTATCGCGAAGTTTCACGAGCGCTTAGAGCAGTAGTATCAATATAGGCACTAAACTCATCAATTCGATTTCGTAGAATTTGTTCAAGTCGGGAAAGCTGCTCATCTTTATTGCTTACCCGGCTTTCCAGTTCTTTTACATTAAGCTCAAGAGCCTCAACTCGTTGCTCTAAAGTCATACTGTCTCCCGCCTTTCGGCTTAATGTATATTAATAGTGCATTACACGCCAAGTAGTCGCCTTGCCTGACCTCTATTAGAGAAGTCCTGAAGCAAATCCTGACGCGCCTGTTTCGCACCGTCGTTAGCTCCCTGTCGTGCAGCTTCCTGCATAGCCTGCTTCAGTGCCGCATCCCCGTTACCAGATATGTTGAAGTGCTGATGAATAATCGTATCACCGCCACCTGACGTGGAACCCGGACTACCAACCATGCGAACACCCAGCGAACCATCAGCTGATCGTGTCAGTGGCATAATCGCTTCTGGCCCCGCCTCCCCCATAAGCCCAGCGCCTTTTGCAAAAGCAAAATATGTCGGTGTGCTGACAATGCTGTTGCTGTAAGCGCTCAGACCTTCAGAGGCATATGCACCACCTTTTGCATTCAGCTTTATGCCAGATGCGGCAGAGTTATAAGCACCAGAAGGAGTGCTGCCAGATGCAGCGCCAGCCCCCGCCCCAAACATGCCGCCGATCGAACTGAAAAAACCGCTGTTACTGGCTGAGCGCAAAGAATCCACCAGCATCGCATTGAGGATAATTTTCTGCATAGACTGAAGCACAGAACTGGCCCAGTCTTCCCAGTCAACCTTATTACCGGCCAGTGCATCAGAAATGTTACCCACCAGCCCGGACATTGCGTTATTCACCAGGTCAGCAGACTGAGATGCGTAATCAGAAGCAGTGTCAGCCCAGTTCGCAAAACCTTCACGCATACCCGTTGTCCAGTCACTGCGCTGAGCATCAGAGGCTGAGTAGTAAGCTTCCTGATCTCGTAACCGTTCATCGAGATAACGTTTATTTAGTTCCAGTTCCTGACGGTATAGGTCTTCAGAAATATCACCTGACTGGTACTGCCGCTGAAGATCAATGTTCTTCTGCTGAAATTCCTCCCGGATGCGTAGCATTTCCTGCATACGTTCACGCATTCGGCTTCCCTGTCCATACCCGGTAAGTTCTGCCTGGTTAGATGCTCGCGCGCTGGCGTTTGAGTCAGCGAGGTTGGCTTCATACGCCGCTAATTGTTCGCGGATTTTCTGCTGATCAATCAACGCGGCATTCTGCAACAAGGTTTGTTTTTGCGCTTCTGTGAGGGAAGTAAGTTCACCCTGACTAACCTGATATTTCAGTTTTGCCAGTTCGGTATTCTGACCAGCCAGAGCGATTTGCTCTTTCTGCTGCTTAATGAGTTTGTCGTAAGTATCCGCTGTTTTTTCGGCTTCTGTTTTTCCACCTTTTGCTTTCGGCTTGTTAGCCTGATTATTCCGCCACTCTTCTAAGCCATTGTTAATTAATTCCTGACGGCTGGTCTGGTAACGAGGGTCATTAGAAGCGAAGCCAAGATCATCAGCAGAATAACTTAATCGTAAGCGTTCTCTCTCCTCACCTTTACGGCGAGATAATTCAAGTTCACGCCTACTTTTTTCAATCGCATCCACCTGTTTAGTATTTAGGTCAGCCTGAGGTGACCTCAACGGAGAGTTAACCAGTCCCTGGCGAGACATAAGCAGTGCATTTCCCAACCCTAGCAGACGGTTAAACTCTGTATGCTGGCCGTTCATAATTAATAATGACTGATAGGCTGAATTCTGTTCTGCTGCCTGCTGACGTATAAGCGCAATACGACGATGCTCTACCCCCTCAAGAACCTCCTGAATAGACTGCGATTTAGCCTGCATCTGTGCCAGACGTTGTTGCTCAATAGCTAAAGCATTAGTGGCATCAGAAAGACCTCGAGTGGCATCATCTATGCTCTTAAGATGGTTAACCATGTAACCTGCAACTGTAGGACCAGGGTTAGCCAACATGTGCTGGTAACCGGAAATTTCTTCCCGTAACTGCCTAACCTTTTTTGCCTGCTCATCAATAAGCCGGTTTTGCTCGTCTAATGCCTGCCTGGTCTTGGCTTCATTATCTGAAGCCTCAGGTAATGACATGGTTTTTGTTTTAGAGCGTATCTGATCAATAGTATTTGCATAGTCTTGTGCGGATCGGCGAGCTTGCTCCTGATTCTGGTACATGGTGTACCATGCACCAGCTCCCAGCATAACCAAACCAGGAATCCCGCCAACCAACCCAAGAGCGCCTCCCATCAACCGAGAGCCTAATGATGTCACATTATTTAGGGCTTCCTGCGCTGCGGTCCTTGCCGAAATATTTCTGGTTAATGATGCTTGAGCATCAGATAACCTTTTCTCCGCTGCTGCCTGAGCATCAGTTCCCCTGGTAGCGATTAAAGCTTGTTGTGCCCGATACACAGCTGCACGAGCGCGAGCCGTGGATATTTGAGTACCTCTAACTTGCGCTTCAGCAAGCGCAATCTCACTCTTTGCTGCATTTAATAACCCTGATGTTGCTGAAAACGCTCCTGATGCTATGTCTCCAAACCAACGCGCTGCGCCAACAGCAACAAGAACACCTGCGGCAGTTGCAACTTCATCAATATTATCTGCAATCCCATTTAATGCGCCTGTCAATGTCCGGCTAACACCACTTGCTTCATTTGCGCCGCCAACCCAAGCCATAAAAGCGTTTTCAATTTTTGTTGTTGCCGCAGATACAGTCTGCGGCATTGCGTTGTATTCTTCACGAAGTGATCCGAGCTGGCTGATTAATGCCGGAACAACCTTGTCAGCAGTAAGTTGACCTGCATCAGCCATTGCTTTTAAGTCTTTTCTAGCGACCCCCATCCCAGAGGCAAGAGCCCTGATAACACGATCGCCATTCTCATTAACTGAGTTAAATTCCTCACCACGTAAAACCCCCTGAGCTAGTGCCTGGCTGAATTGGGTAATAACAGAACTCGCCTCTGCTGTGCTTGCGCCAGAAAGCTTCAATCCGGTAGAAATAGCCTCAGTAACATTTAATACTTCTTCGGAGCTATAGCCGAATTCACGCATTGATGCAGCTGAGCGAGCAAACAGGTTTGCGTTATCTGAAAATGCGGTTCCTGTTCGCTGGCTAATATCCATCAGAGAGCGTTGTGACTGGTTGAAGTCATCAGTTGATTGCGAGGCCTGTTTCAATCGTGCATTAACCGAACTCCATTCATCCGCAAGGGATATCAGGTGCCCAGTGGCGTATGCACCAGCGAAAGCACCAGCAAGCCCCATCGCAGAGGATTTTGCAGAATTAAGTTGGTTCGTTACTTCTGCCAGAGCTCTCTGCGTCTCTCTTGATGCAGCGGCCGCCTGACGACCACCATTCTGCATGGTTTTGTAATAATCCTGCCCCATACGTGAAGCGCGAGAAATTTCTGTCTGGAAAGATTGTGAATTTGCGGATACTTTAATAATCAGTTCTCGCAAGGTGGCCATTATTCATTCTCCAGAAACAAAAAAACCGCCGAAGCGGTTTGTATTATTATTTTTCCCAGACTTTTCGTCGGGCTTCCTCAAGATATTCTTCATCGGTTTTTGTGGGATGATCACTTGATAACAAATCACTACCACAATGCTTGCATTTGATGGCTTCTTTTTTTATTAATTCAGCACAGAACGGGCATTTTTTCATACCATCAAATTCCAGCTTCTCTTTTTCTTCAAACTGTACATCTTTTTTAATAACTAAAGAGTGAACTAAGGCAACAATGAATAACAGAGCCCCATAAATCCACCACCCCAAAAAAGAGCGACCCTTGCTACTTGCAATCAATGCAGGTATTAGACCAATAACAATTGAAATAAGTAAGATTTCCATGACTTTCCCCTAAACATCATCAACGAGGTAAATCCTATTATCTTACTGAATAAATGTCACTGAGTTGCTGCTGTTAATGCAGCCTCAAGCCCTGCAAACGGATCCTTCGGTGCTGATTGTTCATCACCACCCCAGCGCAGGATCGCATCGTCCAGCGGTACTTTCGCCCCCTGTGAGCCGTAGATAGCAGAGACGATCTGAGCTGCCTGAATATCACCACGAATATCGCCGATGGGGCTTTGTCTGTCGAATTCAATCCACATCAGAAGCTCGCTTGCCGTCATGGTCTGCCGAAGCTCTGAGAGCGTGCGCCCCATGCGGAGCGCAAGCGCCATCAGAAACTTTACGCCGGGGGTTGCGACTTTTCCCGCGCTTCGTCCGCGCTGTTGATGAGGTCAAGCGCCTGTTTGAGAAGGCGTGAGTGAACGGGCCCGTAAATTTCACGAACCTGGTCTTCTTCATCGACGCTGAATACCGGTTGCTTGTTGGTATCGCAAAGGACATCAATGAACAGCACCACGTCAGCACAAAGATTACGGTGTGCTTTTTCTGATACAGACACCTCGCCTTCTTCATCAGCGCCAGATTTTGCAATTTCCTGCCAGCGTAGCCAACCTTCGCCAGAAGGTTCCCGTAGAACAACCTTCACACCACCCCATTCAGGGACCGTAATGATTTTATGACGAAAGCCTGACATTTTAGCCAGCGCCAGTTCTTTAAGACTCTTAGCCATTTTTTATCCCTGATTAAAGAAGATGAATTACGCTACCGTTACGACGCAGGTTGCTGAGGTGACTTTTCCAGCAGGTGTGGAGGCGTCGGTAACTTCACAAACGTAATCACCGGCATCACCTGCAGCAGCGTTTGCCTTGTTGAACGTTGCTGTCGTCTGTCCACTCACCGCGCTGCCGCCTTTCTTCCAGACATAGGAATAAGGTGCTGTTCCCCCGGAAGCTACCACCGTCAGTGATAAAGCCGAACCAGAGGTAACTGACTTGGTGTCAGGCAGGTCGGTGGTCAGACGCAGCGCGTTATCAATTTTCGTCGGCTTACCTTTCAGACGTAGCGAAAACGTTGCGGCCACCACACTGTTTGTCCCTGAAGACCAGGTGTGCTGACGAACTTCAGACAGGAACTGGAAGCCAATACCAGACGGGAAGACAATCCGAAAACCATACGTGGTGTCGTTATCGTAAGCATCACGCAGCGCATCCTGTGCCGGGTTAACATAAAAGTTACCGGACATAGAGATTTCTGACTGGGCGCCCAGGCCGTTGATATTTTCCTGCTCGGTTGAGCACAGAGTTGTGACATCAATGTCCTGCTTCTGACCACCAGTAAACTGGACTTCTTTGATAGTACAGTGCAAATCCAGCCAGGTTGCGGCGCCAATCGTATCCAGTATCGTTGGCGCAGAGGTGATCTGAATTTTAGTACCCTGCGATTTTTCATACAGTGAGGACATATTTGTCTCCTGAAAATAGAAAACCCGCCGTAGCGGGTCTGTGAGTTAGTGGATTTGTCAGACAGTGACCTGAAATTCCAGCGTCGTCCGGTAATACCGGTTCTCTGGTTCATAACCAGGAGTTTTGCTTATATTGGTGGGATTGAGTGGCTTAACCGCCTGAAGCGCCATATCACGAAGATTCCGCGCCTCTTTGAGAGTCAGTGAGTAAACATCTACCTGCACCGATATCCCTGATTCGGCCTGCCCACAAAGAACATCGGCGGTCACATCAGAAATAAGTGAAAAAATAACCCATGGCGGTGATATCGAGGGCTGACCATCACTACCCAGCGGCGCAACGTAAGGATAAACTTGTCCACCGGCCAGAGGCTTCAGCAAAAGATAAAGGTCATCTTCCGTCATTTACTCAGCACCTCATCAATGGCCTGGTTCATGCGTTTCATAGCAACCTGCGTCGCCAGTTCTTCGCGGGTATCAAACGCAGGACGGACAAAAGGATGTGGGGGCATATTCACTGTGCCAATTTCGACAAATCGCCAGTAAAACGCGTTACGTCGATCGGAGGCTTTCATTGAATTATCGCTGTTACCCGTTCGCATGTTTCGACCACGAATATGAACACCGGATGAAATATCACCGCGTTTACGTGATCGCTGCGTCAGCACCACAACGTTTTTCTTCAGCTTGCCGGTTCGTTCAGGCGCTCTTACTATCACCTCATCTTTCAGAACCTCAGCACCAGCTCGAGTGGCATCACGCAGAACTTTGTTGTTTTCGGCGCGGCTCAGTAATTCCAGATCGCGGGATATCTCTTCAAGGCCAGAAAAATCAAGACTGATATCAATCATTTTTCTGCTCCATTTTTACAGAGTATTTCCAGCCTGGTGGCTTTACTGTCGGGTATGGGGGGGCTGATGATATTCAGTACCGCGCCTTTAAATGGTCCTGTGAGCACCTTTAATCTTGACGCAGCAGTCACATCACGCCGGAAACGGACCCACACCCGAATTGTTGCCTGTGCCGTTTCTGCTCCTGATTGCAACTGCTCACGACCACTGATACCCAGCACTTCCGCCCATATGGTCTTTCCCTCCTGCCACTCTTCAACCGGCTGGCCTGTCGTATCGCGAAAAGAAGTAAAGTTCAGGATAGTAACGCGATGGCGTAATCGACCTGCCTGCATAATCCCTCCCTACAGCGGTATGTATCGGTACGGTTGAAGCAAAGGCTCAAAACCAAACGGGAAGGTGGTAACAATATTTCCAACATTGACTGGCTCTCTGTTTTCAAACCAGTGCCCAACGAGAAGCATCAATGCCAGCAAAATATCGTCAGCAATACTGAGTCCATCAGGATCAGATTCAGGTACCATGTCTTCATACAGTTTTCGGTTGATGTAATTCTCTGCCATACGCCTTGCGGCGCCGTAGTAGAGCAACAACATTTCATCTTCCGCTGTATCGTCAGCATCGATCCGACACTGAGCCCTTAGCTTCTCTATCATTTCGCTCATCGTTTTTACCCGGCCCGCAGCGAACTGCGGGCATAAAAAAACCGCTTACGCGGCATCAGTAGACAGCAGAAGTGTTGATTACGGCGCCTTACCCACCAGCGCTTTGATGGCCGCTGTATCTTCCAGCACGCAGTCGAAGCGGTGGAAGGCCAGGAATGCGGTCTGATCATACTCCGCGTAACGCTCAACCAGACGCTTCAGGGTCATGTAGGAAACTCGGCGAACAATGAAGCGATTGAAATCACCAAGGAAAATAAATTTCTTACTCGCTGCCGCGGCATCAATCGCCTGATCAATTACATAGGGAATACCAAGCACAGTTGCCGGGGAACCACCAACAACATCCGGTAGCCAAAGAGGGCGCTTCTGATCATCCACCATCTCTTCGATTACCTGAAGAGTGCCGTCATTAAACGCCCAGCGGAAACTCGGACCACCGCGATATGCCGGATCAATCGCGTGTTTCAGGCTGTTCATTTCCTGCCAGGTGAATGCTGCGGCCGCCGCTGTAGAAACAGTCCCGGTTACTGAAGCCGCCAGCCCTTTAGGTTGCTGAGGTGTACCAGCGCCGGTACCCTGCACGAGATATTTGGCTTCACCACGACCAATACGCTGCGCAATACGTCCAGCCAGGTACGCCTCAATATCTACACCACTGTCCTGCAGCAGTTCATTGGAGACGCGGATAATTTTGGATGACAGTTTTTTAGCCCCCAGGATTGCGGTGCCGAATGTCACATCCCCCTCCGTTGCTGCAGCGTTTTCTGCAAGCAGTTCCCCCTCTTCAGCAGTACCATCAGAAGTGGACCAGGTAATATCCTGACCATTTGAAGTATTGAGGATTTGCGCAACGCTCACGATCCCGCCGTAAGCTTTCATTGCATCAATGATGGTATTACGCATCTGGGTAGGGACCGTATAACCACCTTTATCATCAGGTGTAGTTCCCTGCGCACGAAGTTCTTTAACGGCCTGACGTTCTTCAGCAGTCAGCTCGCCGAAGCCATGGCGCAGGAGACGATCGAATGCTGCTGCACGGCGCACTTCTGCCTGCATTTCAGGACCTTCCTGACGCTGGCGCTGTTCAGGCTCCTGTTCATCAACAAAAGACTGATCATGGCGGCGCAATTCCTCTTCACGAGCGATACGCTCATCAAGCGCGTCCAGTTCGGATTTTGCGGCGTTCCACTGAGTGCGCTGCTCTTCGGTCCAGGTGGTATCACCAATTTTATCGTGCAGAGCACGCATATCAGTGGCGATGGTATTACGTTTTTGCTTCATTTCATGCAGTTTCATGGTTTTTCCTTACGCGTTAAGAAGAGTCAGCAGGCGCTCACGCGCCATTCGTTGATTAATGGCGTTATGTAGCGCACCGCCGTCGCGCGCCTCCTGCCAGGCTTTCATCGATCGGACGCCGGAATCGGCCTCCTGATATGCGGGATAGGTCACCGGACTGACATCAAACAGCCGGGAAAACTTCGATATTTCGCGAATAACTACCCCTTCGTCGTCCTCATACCAGTGCTCGCCATCACGGGCGACTCGAAAGGCAAAGGATGACTGGTTAATGTCACCGCGAAGCATCGGTGCCAGCACCAGGTCGCGAATGGTTTGCGTATCCGGCGCGGTAATGTCGTAACGCAGACCGCGATCATCTACAGACAGTGACAACGTTCCGGCAGCGCTACGACCAAGGATAAAATTAGGGTCATGGTTAAACAGCCCGCGAACATCATCATTCAGCACATCGTCAAAAGCACCGGGTTTGATAATTTCACGAAAACCCCAGAGAGGTTCCGAGCGACTGTTAAACACCGATCCGTAACCCAGAATGCGGGTGGGCTCATCGGTGCGTTGTTCCGCGCGAACCTCCCCGCTATAGCAGCGTGTTTCACGGTCATTCATTGTTTTTTTCCTCGTCGGTTTTTGGTGCCTTAAAATCATCTGCCGGGTTAGCCGCGTTCACGCTTACCAGCATTTCATCAAGGCCGTCTACCGGGTTCATATCTTCGAAGGCTCGCGCCTCGTTGCGGCTCATCCAGCCATCAGTGATTGCAAAGTGGTAGAACTGAGCACGCTCCTGCGGGGTTCCGCGTAGCAGGCCTGTCAGGTTAAACCGGACGTAATACCCTGCCGCCAGCTCCGCACGGGTAAACAGCCGTCGGTTAAGCTCCTGCTCCCAGTTCGTTACCCACGGCATGATCGTGTAGCGGACAAACTGAATGGCCTGCTGCGTAATATTTGAGAAGGTGGCTTTTTCGAGATCGTTAATCATGTGTGCAGGAACGTTGAATATCCCGGCAATCATGGAGCGGTTCAGTTTAGACATGTCGATGATCTGCGCATCAACAGGGGAAACAGTCAGCGCTTTGTAATCCAGCTCTGCCGGGAGAAGCATTGTTTTATTCTCCTGGCTACGCAGCGCAACAACTGCCTTTTGCCACATGCTTTTTAAACGCCCCCAGCTGTCTTCATTCAACTGGCTTTTTACAGAAATGATGCCGGCTGGTCGGGCATTGCCACTGAAGAAAGAACTGGTATATGCCTGCCCGCTCATCCCCATACCGATCGTTTCGGCGTGTTGCATGATCGGGCTGAGTCCCATTTTCTGGTTATTGCCCAGCGCCCTGATATGCACCATATCGTCAGGGTTTATAGCAAACGCGCCTTCTTCGTTGTAAACCCCATAGGTGTAACGACCACCGGTGTTGAGTAGCGTGGTTTCCCACGGCATACAGCATTCCAGGCCGGAAACCTCACCGCGCCGGGAACGTTTTACCCATGTATAACCATTACCCCAGCCCAAAATATGACGCTGTTTTAACTCACGCCATTTATAGCTGGTCTGCCACACATTGGGTTCATCGTGCACCAGGTAGAACACCGGATGATCGCGTGCTGCTTCAACCTTGTTATTGGTTTTCCTCATCACATGTAGCGGCATCTGTGCAATATTTGAGGAAATAACATAAATACAGGCGTAAACAGCCGCCAGTTTCATCGCAGTTTCGGGGCTGACAAAAACATCGCGGGCAAAAATATTGTCCGTTTCTGCTGATTCTCCCGTAATTGGTGTAGAAGGATTCTCCAGTGGTTCATTGCGAAACAGGGCATCAAGCAGCATTTTTCCCCCTCATTGCGACCACCAGCGCATAAAGCAGAAGCAAGCTACCGGACATCATCAGAGATGAAGCCAGACCGAACTGGAGATACACGCCAGCAGCGAGCGAACCGAACCCTGCCAGCCCGATAGCATCAGTCATTAATGTTTTCATAGAATTAAAAGATCTTCGTCAGGGTCGAGTGTGGACAGGAAATCAGCTTCACCACCACCATTAACCAGCATTCTGCTCATCGCAGTAAATAGCGCAGCGGGACCATCTATTTTCGCTTCTGGCGTGGATTTGTTCGGAAAGATATTGTCGTTTTTGTCAGGTTTGACGGTGACGTTAGACATCATCCAGTTCATAACCGGATGATTACTGTGATGAAAACGCCCGCCGTAGACCAGAGACTCCACCTCTTTCATTGACTCAGAAAAGTTTCTGACCGTCTGCGGAACCTCCACCAGCGGCACACCTTCTTCTGCCAGAGCCAGGCTAAACTGCGTCGCGCTCCAGGGGTCAAATCCGGTTTCCTTCAGGTTTTCGCCACTAATCCATTCCAGAAAATCAGCTTTAATCTGCGCATGATCGATAACATCACCATCGGTCAGTTCGAGCTTCCCAAGCTCAGCCCATTTGCGGTACATCTGCGCCATTTGAGCGGAACATTTTTCCAGACGCCCTTCGGGTAACCAGAATTTAAAGTCTGCGTGCGCATGACCGTTATCTGCCCGCCAGAGTTTTACTGCTGCGCAAATATCAATCTTGTGGGCCAGATCCACGCCAGCCCACATCGGGTAGGTTTTCAGCTCATGACGGGGGGCTATGAACTCACATTTTTCCCACTTAATCATATCCATCCAGGCTGACTCAGCGGTCACCCAGATATTCATGTGTTTGGTGAAAAAGTTAACCCTGGCGGAAACTTGTTCTTTGGCCTTCTTAGCCAGACGCCGAAGGTCATCCCAGCGCTTACAGATACCCAACCCGGGGTTAGCCTTTTGCCAGACCGTTTCATCAAACGGATCATCATCTTTATCCAGGGTGAAGATGATGGCGAAGAAGGTGTCATCCTTCACCGCGCCTTCCACTTCGCTGTTATAGCCACGCAGCACCTTAATGGCATAATCGCGCAGCTCGTAACAAATCCCTTCTTTGTTAAACCCGGCTGTCGTTATGCCAAACAGAAGAGACTGCAATCGTGCGCCGGTTGCAGTCTCCAGAACGTCCCAGACATCACGGGTTTTATGCGCATGAAGTTCGTCGACGATGCCACAATGGATATTGAGACCATCAAGATTGTTGGCATCAGAAGAAAGCGGTTCAAACTTGGATGCTGTCTGCTCCTGGTAGATCGCCAGTTTATTGAATTTAAACAGTCGCCCCAGTGTGGGTTTCGCTTTTTTAACCATGTTTTTCGCATCTTCAAAAACGATGCGAGCCTGATCCCGCGTTGTCGCTGCGGAATAAACCTCTGCCCCGCCCTCACCATCGGCGCCTGCCATGTAAAGACCAACGCCAGAGGATAATGTCGATTTAGCATTTTTACGGGCAACTTCGTTATATGCCGTTCGAAACCTGCGGACCATCACCGGACGACCGCTGCCATCATTACGCAGCACAACTTCGCCTGTTTCTTCATTTACCAGAGGTATAACAAAACCGAAGATGTTGATCAGAATGAAAACATGCCAGTCCATCAACTCAATCGGCTGGCCTGCCAGTGCTCCTTTAACATGAGGCACGAATTTATAGAAATTGAGGATGTGCTGTGCGCGGGGCTCGCTGAAATAGATGCCACGTTCTTCACCGTGCTTCAGATCATCAAGAAATCGCTGACAGGAAAGACGGACAAATTCACAGGCAATAACCTCCCCGGCAACGACGCGTTCGGCGTAACGTATGCCATCAGTAACTTTTGCCATCAGTCCCTCGAATTTAGAAATTGACTTAACAGATCATCATCGTCTGGTTTGTCTTTACTGACCTTAGACCTGCTGGAAGGAGTCATACCAAACTCCGCTAACATCGCGCGAAGTCGCTTCCAGGCATCAGCTTTCATCATGGCTGCCGGATGCGGCTTGATCATGCGTATTTCACGTTCTTTCCCTTCATCAGCATCATCATCGCTGTATACCGCATAGGTATAACCTTCCCGATCCAGCGTTTCACAATGATGGCGGTATTCCGTATATGCCTCTACCAGCAACTCCAGAGCCCTGGCATCCAGCTGAGATATGACGCCAATGGCATCAAGTTCTTCGGCCATCCGCTTAAACCAGTACTTCCCCTGCTTGTCGAAATGCTTAGGAACTGGGGGGACCCCTTTAGGTGGCTGCGGCTCGTTTTTGTTGATTGGTCGTTTGGAAGGGTTACCCCTCACCAAACGCAGATGGGTAGGGGTTTTCGGCGGTCCTGACATAATCGAAAACTCCTATTAATCATCGGCTGGGGGACCCCAAAAAAAGTTTTCTAACCTGCGGCGATGTGAAGAAAGGCTAGGCGGCGGTCCTTTGGGCGCCCGGCTACAGGGATTTTACCTCCCCCTCCCCTCTACGCTTGTTGATGAAAATTACTATCATTTGAAGCGATCGCGACCTGTTTTCGAGCGGTGGCATGGCCAGCACAGACTTTCGAGGTTCAAATCATCATCGGTCCCCCCATGCGCCTTAGCCTTGATATGATCAACAGTTGTGGCCGCAACAGCGCGACCAGTACGCAGGCAGTTCTGACACAGATGATTATCACGCTTCAGAATACGAGCACGCTTGATATCCCACTTGCTACCGTAACCACGTTCATGCCGACTCTTGCCCTGCTGATGCTGTTGCCAGCCTTCATTACGGTGCTGCTCACAGTAACCAGAGCGATCCGTTGTCGTGCCTGGACAACCTCTCTTGCGACAGGCGCGAGGAATTAGTGCTGGCATGCTACGCGCTTACACAAATCAAAAGTGACCTGCATCGGGAATCTCCATAGAATAGATTTGCTACAGATGTGAGCCAGATCAATAGACTTCATGACCTAACAGGTGTAGATATTACTCTTTTACTTCAGAGAGTTAACTCATGGATATTAAGGATAAAATCAATACCATTCTGTTATGTGACATTGCCATTCACTTGGGTATCAATACAGATATTGATCCACAGCTTGTTAAATATGCTGTGTCATCTGGCAATGAGTGGGTTCTCAAGGCAGAGTATTCGTCTTTGGATACTGACGAACCAAGTAAAGAAGACCGGGATTTTATTACTGCCGTCTTGAACATGTACCGTGGACTTTCCAATGCTTTCAGAAAACTTAGTAATGATGAGCAAAAAGAGTTGGTCCAAGAACATCATCTAAAAGTACATAAAGGAGAAATTCAGCTTCCAGGTTTCGATGGTAATAATGAATACGATTACTTCAGCATCGTTGAGGCATATCAGAAATTTAATCGCTTCCCTGAACAGCAACAGCCTATCGCTAATACTCATTCACGTACTGAACATTTGTATAATGCAATGCTTGATGAGTTTAAGAAAATTGACGCTGTAAACCGAAGCTGGAATTTAACGAAGGAAGAGCTGGCATCCATCCTTTCTATTGCTCCTCGCAGTTTTTAATTACTCCTGGCGGGGGTTTCCCCGCCTGATTATGAGCCTCCTTGAGAGAAGGAAATTCCCAAGTTTTCCAGCACTGCTTTTTTTTCATCAATACGGCGGTCCAGTTCAGCTACCGCATGTGGGCGTATGGCATCAAGAAAGGCATTATCCTGATAGGTAGACTGAATTGTCACACCAAGCCCGGCACCGCTTTCCAGTATGCATTTCTGTCGCTGTAGCTCTTTCATCTCGTTATAGATGTAATGCGCGTTACTTAGGTTCTCTACGTTCACGACCTGGCTCCTTCATGCAGTTAGCCTGCACTGATTTGTTGTGCGCCAATATGTCCCGCTTCGTCTGCTTATCCATCACGGCAATATCGTGCTCTGTGAGGTAGATGATATTCACCCAGTCACAGGCCGTATCCGTTACTTCAGGTTTTGCGGGTAAATTTTTCGCGCAACTCGCGGTCAACATCGTCATCAGGAAGATGATTAACAGTCTGCTGTACATCCCTGGCTCCTTTTGTTGTTTCTACCCGGCGTTCTGCAACGGCTTCAGTCGCTGCTGCACGTTCTTCAGTGCGTTGCTGGTCCGCTTTTGTTTCGGCGATATTGGTTCCGCGTGATTTACCCAGACCAAAAGCACCGGCAATTGCTGCCAGCGCTGCAACAACCAGGCCAATAATCATTTCAAGTCCCATAGTGACCTCACACCAGTGCGGCTTTAGCTTTGGCGTAACGTTCACGGCGGTCTTTAATGCCGTTCTGCCCGCCGTTAATAATCTGTGTGACACGCTCCAAATCGCCCGGATACCGTAGACAACCGTTTGAAACATAGAACCAGGCAGCGCTGCGTGCAGCGTTAATGTCCTTTTCCAGCAGTTCAGGGTTGCTGACTAAATCCAGTTTTAACGCCGTACCACATGTCAGGTAGTTATCCAGGAAGGTGATCCCTATAATTCCGCGCCCCCGGTATTTCCACCCATCACCAGCCGACTTGTTGCCAAAGCGGCCTCCGTATACCAGATTTGCAATCGCCCGCTGGCGTTCGAGTGGCAGAACTTTTTCGTAATTTTTTCTTCCCAGCGCACTGGCCTGGCCTAGAGTAAGCCGCTTTACTTTCACAAAATAGGCTAATCCGTCGACGCTATAGTTGAAGCTTTCCACCAGTTGGGTAAAACCTGTGCTTTCGTGCCCACATTGCGCAATAAACATGGCCTGATCGAGTTTTGTCGTAATGCCGAACTCTTTCATTGCCGCGTCAATGTGCGGAAACCAGCGCGAAGCTAACCCGGCGCTTACACTAGCCGCCTGTTGAAATTGTGATTGGTTCATTAGTGCCTCAGCGTATCAACGAGACGCGCCACGTTCCCACGAGCCCATAACACGGCAGCGCAAATAAGAAGGTTTACGATGACCACCATCCAGTGCGACTCCTGGTAGAGGCCGAACAGATATCGGAATGGAACGCTGGCATAAACCAGCACAACGAAGTACGCCAGCAATGATATAGCGGGGCGATGTCTTGCCCCTTCACGCTGGTAGAACATCAGGACAAGGACGATGACCGCACAAATACCTGCATTCACCATCGCTGACGGATCACTTGTTACCATTGTTAGCCCCTCCTCCACGTAATCGCGAAAGCATTCCTAACAGGCTTCCCAAATCCTGGCTATTGCCGAATGTGAGCAACTTGATAGCCAAGGCGGCAAGAACAACTGCACCTAGGGCATCCAGTGGTCGATCGCTATACCCTGTCCACTTAGCGAGGTATGAACCAATAAGCCCTGACCCGAGAACGCCGACAATAAATGATGTAACGAAATAACCCACCAGCTTTAGCCGGGTGATGTTTGCTGCTGTTGCTACATAAAAAACAGCTCCAGCAAATGCACCAAATACCACTCCGTAATCAATGCCGGTTGCGATACCGAAAACACTGGCTCCCATAAGTCCAGCTGCGGCAATCGTAGTGCCAGAAACAGGATCGGACATCAGTCCCCCTCATTGCTGTGAATCCTCTCAATATGAGGGGAAAGAAATACCGTATAAACGGCTATAGTTATCACTCTGTCAAAGGCCATAAGGAATGACCTTTTGCACAGTGTTATTTACTGGATTTAATCAAAGGCCAGAGCAAAGCAACAACACAAGCTACCAGCACTCCATCAGCCAAGATCGACATCATTTTACTGGTGAAGTCGATGGCCACGACTAGGAACAAGAGAACACCAGATGCGGCCCAGCGTAATTTACCCATCAGATGTACTGATCAAGCGGTAATTGCAGAGCCTGAGCGATTTTCTTCAGCTGCTTCTCTTCGTCTTCACCGATTCCGTCGTTGTCTGCCACATCCAGGCAAAGGCAGAGCACATCAACAGCATCGGGCGAACCAGCCACATCAGCCAATTCACGCATTGCCTGAGCGTTGGCTGATCGTGGTGACGCCTCGTACTGAGCGCGGATATTGCTGCTCATGCTGGCGATTTCAGCGGCAAATGCAGAAAACGCCGGTTTTGCCTGAATTGTTTTTTCCAGAGTAGAAATCTCTGAAGCATCACAGGTACCATCTGCATAGGCGATCGAGTAACAACCCCATACAGTTGCTTCTACCGCATCACGATTTTCCATCTTTTTAACTTCGACGATTGCTTTACGTGCTTTCTTTTTGAAGATACCGAACATAGTGACTTTCCTTTAGTGGTGAGCCTTACGCTCAGAGTGGAACAGCCCGCAGATGTAGTCACACTGACCACTGCTAAGGCTCACCCTGAAAGACTCTGCGGTTGATATGCGTCGAGCGTGACGCAGATGTAAAAAAGCCCCGCATAAGCGAGGCTATAAATTCTTTGCCACTTCCCGGAGTGGCCACGCTCATGCCCTTGAGGTGCTGTCGCTCTATCGCCGCTGATAACCGGTGCGCGTCTGGCGTTCGCGCTGCTCTACCGGAGCTAGTTTTGATCTATGAACCCTCACCCATCACTACACAGGCTCGCCATTACGCGACTAGGGGCAGCATCATGACTGCTGCATTGCCTTTCGACTACGGTCTAACCGTTTACTTTTTCATTCTGTACCCTCCAGAAACGACAAAGCCCCACCATTTCTGGCAGGGCTTCCATTGTTAAGCTGTGTGTCGAAGTGACCACTCTTATCATGTTACGATACTTTTTGCGTACGCGTTAGTTATTTTCCCTTGAAAAACCTGCCAGCATGTAGGATAAACAGACTAATTAATTATTTTTTCGAGTGATGCCAATGACAGCTGAAATAGCAGTATATAACAAACTTGCAGTTTCACTTGCGGCTGATTCCGCAGTCACTATAACAGGTGGAAATACTGTAAAAATAAATAATGGTGCAGAGAAATTATTTGCATTAAGTAAACATCATCCTGTAGGTCTGATGGTCTACGGTGCGGGAAGCTTATGTGGTGTTCCTTGGGAAATGATTATTAAAGAGTATCGTCGTCAGTTAGGCAACAAAAGTTATGATACAGTTGAACAGTACGCTGCAAATTTTTGGAACTTTCTTTGTGAATGTGATCACATAATCCCTGATGATATTAAAAAAAATCACTTAGAAGATATCCTTCTTTACAATGTATTCCCTGGTTTCATGCAACACATTCAAGATAATCACATAAAAGGTTTTATTGAGCAGAACAAACATCAACCCAGCACATTAGAAACTTATAATATTTTGGAAAATGCGTGTAGAGAGTTCGTTAATAATTTTAACTCAAGTAATTTTTATGAAGGGTTTGATTCCCAAGATTTGACTAGCGCCATTGATTTTTCCACACCGATTGCGAAAGACGCTTGCGAAGCAATACTATATCAAGAAGATGGAGTAGAGTTACCAAGCACACTTATAGATGCACTTTCAACGATGTTCGCACATATTATATGCAGAAAATCTCCATTTGGAACAAATACTGGCCTAGTTATTGCCGGTTATGGAGAAAAGGAGTTTTTCCCAAGTATTTTAGCATATGATGTGATCGGTTTTTTTGGAAACAAACTTCGCTATTCACCAAATATGGATAAAAGTACAAGTGGTGGAGAAAGTGGTGTCACAGCTTACGCTCAAGAAGATGAAGTTAGTGCCTTCATGACAGGAATAAGTGGTGAGCTTCAAGATTTCATGTTCCCTAAAATTGAAAAAGGAACAGATAGCATCTTAAACGATGTAATTGAAAGAATTAAACAATCTTCACTTCCGACTGATGAAAGTGATGCTTTAATTGCCGATATTACGAATTTTGCAAATGAAGATTGGACGAAAACAACTGGTGAGATACGGGAATACATAATCGAAAACCACATTAGCAAAGTTGTGGAGATGATTGAGTTCCTTCCAAAGCAAGATCTAGGATACATGGCAGAGTCGTTGGTTAACCTCACCGCTTTCAAACGAAAAATCTCAAACGATAGTGAAACTGTTGGCGGTCCAATCGATGTTGCTATAATATCTAAAGGTGACGGTTTTGTCTGGGTTAAGCGAAAACATTACTTCGATAAAGAGCTTAACTATCAGTACTTTAATAGGAATTAATGAGGGAAACCATGTCTACTCAGCTTCAAACAAACATTGAACTACGCGAATGGCAGAAAAAATTTAACCCTTCTCAGCCGGTTAAAACCATAACTCCATCGACAAAACGCTTGAGTAACGATAAGAACAGCAGCAAATACCTCCAACAAAGTTTTTTTAGCCGTTGAATTAGAGGGGGGGCTATAGCCCCCCCCTTCTAACCGAAAGTTGACAGCACCCCATCTACAAATCCTAATGCTGTTTGCAATTCCTTCCTGACCGTCCCATCAGAACACTTCCGCTTCTTCGCAATAGCACGCAACGAAATTCCGATCACAAAATGAGCAATAATCAGTTCATGTTCTTCCGGTTTATGCTTCCGCAGACGAGCGACACAGCCGTCAATCATGATGCCCTCATCATCGTTACACTGAAGACGTGATTTTTTGCCGTGAGGTAGTAGCCCCTTAAACCCAGCGGCAATAGGTTGCCAATCAACACCGCTACTGTCTGCCGCAGCCCAAGCCCCCCACAGATCCATCACTTCATACATATCACGCATGTTTTCTCCACTGTTCATGCCAGTACGCCGATTGCCAGCGCACGATCTATAACCCGAAACACCAGGACCAGCTGGTCACCGTATTTCGCTTCAAATGCCACAGGATCAGCATGCAACTCGTCGTGATGCTCTCTGCACAGAGGAATCACAAACAGGTCGTGTGCCTTTGTACCCATTCCACCCTGCCCGTGGCCAATCAGGTGGTGGGGGTCGTCAGCTTGCTTGTTACAGCAGACGCACGGCTGGGCCTTAACCCATCTCGTGTATTTCTCATTCACCCAGCGGCGACGCTTGGGTTTAAGCATGAAGGATTCCGGCGTTTCCGGGTCTACCTTCATCGCCACTATCTTTTTCGCTTTCTCCTGTACCAGTTGTTGAGCGGGTAATGTCGGAACAATATCGCTTTCACGTGTTACCGACTGGTGGGACTCTTTCTTCAGACGAAGAGCTTTATGTGCTACGGCTTCAGGGATCTCATCAGCCAGGTCGCTCCTGACCATCCACCAGCAAAACTCCGGCAGCGTAAGAACGTGGTCCTCACTGAAACCTAATTGTCCGTTTACGACCTTCAGTAGCCAGGATACCAGGTTTTCACGGGCTATACCCGCCAGACCTTCAGTGAACTGATCACGAATTTTTAAGTCACAGCCCCAGCACGTGCGAATTGAGCCAGGCGCATGCCGGGTGATGGTGTAGTTGCGATCGTGCCACTCGCTGTGTGGGTACTGACATTCCAGTTTCCTTTCGAGCCAGACATCCAGTGAATTGAGTCCACCAGCACGATGTATGACCTTCTGATTTTCGAAGACATCACGCATCAACGGATCGTTCTGAAGCTCTTGAGCAGTATCCGACAGCATGCCAGACGGTAACTCAGCCATTGACTCTGTTTGTGGCTCGATAAGAACACGCCCACGTCTGAACAGATGCATCAGTTCACTGCCTGGGCGAAATATCACTACCCCGGTCATCGGTGCCACTTCAGGTGTCAGTAATGCCCTCACGCTACCCGCCCCTTAGCAATATGCTCTGCCCACAGGCCACCAATCCATCGAACACCCTTGGCGGTGAAGCGGGACTGATTGAAGGCGTAATTTGTCTGGTTTGTTGTGCCCGTCTTCACCTCGAAGCGCCCTGCTTCGATATGCTTGCTCTTTGGCGTGAGAACACGGTTAAGCCGGTACATGATGCCGTTCTCAATCAGGAACATCGCAAACTCTGGCTCTTTGGCATTAAGCAGTTTGGCAACCTGTCGGAAAGTCATTGAACCAGTAGCCGTCACATAACGATCAACAAACTCGGCCTTCGGTGCAGCTACTGCCAGTTCTTCACTCAGGCGCTGTTTCTGTTCTGCCAGATCAGCAGCAAGGCGCAGGGCCTCAGGAAGTGACCGGGGAACAATCATTCCACCGTTGCTCTCCAGCTCCTGCCAGCGGTCAACAAGTCGGGCGGTAAACTCCGGCGATAACTGGGCAACGATCACATAGCTGTCTCGTTTGTTCACTTCATAGTGATGGTAGGTCTGCCCGTTCTGGGGGTGGGTGTACTGCAATGCAGCATACCCACCAATAACGCCGGAATTCATGAGGCGCTCTATCGTTACGCAGACATTGCTGTGCCGGGAATCAACCAGTTTCGCAATCTCACGGCTGGACATGGTGATCTGCTGCCCTACCGTTGCTGCATGGTGTGCCTGGCACATTACGGTGATGTTCATCTGATTCATGCTCTGTCTCCACTTATCAGGCGGCTGCACCCGCCACAGTTTCAAAACGGCTGATCGTTATTTCTACCCTTCCAGGCTTTACTGCCGGCCCCCACTCGATAGCCATCCGTTTAACCTGACAGTCGTCTTCCCAAACCCTGGCATTCGTCAGTGCGTCGAACAGTGCTTTGTTGTAATTGTCCAGATCGCGGCGTCTGTTATCTGGAGGGAAAAGAACAATGTTTACCTCAACGTTGACGTTAACTGGTTTCGGTATGCCGCCGTACTGCTGCACAACAGAGGCGTAAACATTCTTCTTGAACTTCCTCCCCATCTCACTTATCAGATGCTTCCCCTTTAACGCGCCGCGGTCAGGGGACCGGTAATGTGTGCCGGTGAACCACATGGCCAGAACGGAATTTTCCGCAGCCAGCTCCCAGACAGGCAGGCGTTTTATGTCGATGAGTTTCATCGTGCCGTAATGGTTTTCCGCTGCACCATTGCTGATGGTGTTTAAGTACTCCCATGGTGGATCGGCGTAAATCAGTGAATAGCCCATTAACGACCTCCCGAAAATCGGCCAGCCAGATAGCATCCGTCTTCTGAAATAACCGCTGGTTTAGCCAGGCCAAGACAGCGCTGACGTTCCGCCAGAATAGCCGCCCTCTCTGATTCAATGGCTGATGCGCTGAACGCCTCCATGTAAATCGTCGCGGCACGGTGAAAGAGATCTTTCGACTCCAGATCTTTCGCCGTTTCCATCAAGGCGCTGACTTCAGCAGTTGGCTCAAACACCTCGAAGTGGCAATCTGCTGGCGGTTCCGCGTAGTAACGGAATTGGCGCCCGTCGCGTTTACGCGTTGCCAGCCCAGAACCATACAGGCGGCAAACGGCGAGTTGGAGCCTGTCCTGGCTGAACTGGGTCAGACCTTCGATGATGTCTCTGGTCGTGGAGCCGGGGTTCATGGCAATAAACATCTGGACCGTTTTCAGAATGCTCATAGCTACCCCCTGAATCCTTCAGGAATGCGTGTATCGCACTCGTATTTTGATTTAAACATTGGGTCCTCTCGAACCTCATGTTTGCTCGCTGACGCTGATAACTTCAGAGACAACTCATCCCATTTTTCACGCAGCTTCAAAGGACTGAGAATATTTTTGCACCAGAATGGATCACGATTTACACGACCGTACAGCTCGCAGATCTGGCGGTGATTTCGATTATCCTGAGTGCACATCAGACGAACCTCGTTAGCCCAGGAAACCCAGTTAGGTTCTTTAGGACGAACCAGTTCACCGTCAGACTCAGCGGCTTGTTCGTACAGTCGGATAATCTTTCCCCAGATCCATTCTGCGCAGGTTAAATCTTCCTGAGTTCCCCATTGACGTTTTGCTGCACTGAAAACCACCGCTGTTGGATGACGAGACAGAAAATCATTTGGATTAACCAAAGCGTCCGGTTGCGAAGCTTCCGGACAAGAAGGGGTTTTATTCTCTGTAGTACTCTCTGTTGTATTCTCTGTAGGATCATCAGTGCATTTTGACCCGATGACAGCGGTTCGTTTTGACCTGATGGAGTGTGTCACTTTGGCCTCTTCCATCGTGTCATTTTGACCTGATGGAACAGCGCATTTTGACCTCTTCGATTCGGTCACTTTGACTTCATCTAAAAGCTCGCTTTCATAGTTGATCGTGTAGAAGTTGGTCATGTCGCGTTGGGACTTGTTCAGTTGCTCAATTTTGAGCACACCGAGTGTCTTCAGGCGGGTGAAGGTACGCTTCAGGGTTGACTCAGACCAGAACGGGAACTGCTCCAGCCACTGTTCTGTCGTGTTGTAAATCCAGCGAACACCATCACTTTCCATGCCTGATTTGGTTTCTTGCAGCCAGTAATTAATCTGCTGCAAAGCAATCGCCTCATTCAGGCCAATGCTGTACGCAAGGTCAGGATTTATTACTATTGGCCGGGATGTCATTAACAGGCTCATTCTGATCCTCTATTTCCCTGAATTTACGCTGAAACTGTTCGAGAGGACTGAAGCATTCATGCTCGTATCCGTCGCGCAGGTATATAACCCGTTGAGTTTCTGGCTCCCACCGGATAACCCTGACTGGGACACCGTAGCTGTCTTTAAACCGTCTGTTGAGTGCTCGCATTCGACCTTCTCCGCCTGGCCGTTGAAATCACCTACAACCCAATCGGCAAACTGGTAGCAGACAGGCTCAAAGCATCCGGATACCATTACCCCATACACGAACTGCGCCGGACCTTTTCCACCCGGCATCGGTCGAGCAATAAGTTGCGACCTGCGGTACTGTGTTGTTACACTGTTCATGCGTTAGTTTCTCCACTGAATACGACACGCCACGACGCCAGGAGCTGCACACTCGCTGGCGTCACTTCTTTTGACGGCGGCTGAATAAGGCAACAATCGCGCGGATTTCTTCTTCACGCGCTGCCAGATGACGGCGGTGATGTTCCTGAATCTCTTCAGCTTCATGCTTTTCAATCACTCCATCCTCAAGAGCCTTCTGGATAATCTGATCAACCTGACCTCTTGCAGCTGCTGTACGCATTGCACGACTGAACAAGTCAACACGGTCCAGATCTTCCAGGCTTGGTACGTCCACCAGCAGTGCGCCGCGACGCTTAGCAAAGTAGTCAGCAACAAATGACGTATTGGAAATGTCTTCCATCGCTTCCAACTCGGTGACTTCAAAGAAACGACAACCGTTTTTCTCGTAAAGGTTGTTGTTGAATTGGGTTTCTGACATGCCCAACGCACCAGCCATAGCCTGACGGCCTCCGGGGTACGCCTTACACATCGCTTTCACTACTTCTTTCAGTGTTTGCTCTACCATCTTGTTTTTCCTTTGGTAGTTACTAAGTGCGTGATCATCAGTTACGGTGTTACTGCAACGTCTGGATCAGCGGGTTTATATTTATTTGGAAAAGGTCGAACTTCTTCAGCCTCGATTTTCCCGTTTTCCTTAACCAGGATGTTCACTCTTCGGTTGCGCTTCAGAGCTTTACTGATGGCGCTTTGGTAAACCCCAAGAGCCTCAGCTGTTTTGGCCTGGCCGTTTTCCAAAACATATTCAGATAGCGGAATAATTTTCATTAGATTTCCTCGTGGATGCACATAAGGAGTATCACTGTTAGTGATAATATTGTCAACACTAGCGGTGATTGGTAAATATGCCATGCGGTGATAAATTATGAGAATGAAAAAGAAACCTTTGACCGCCGAACAATTGGCTGACGCCAGTAGGCTTAAAGCCATTTTTGAGTCCAAGAAGAAATCTCTTGGGCTCTCTCAGGAGACGCTGGCTGAACAGATGGGTATGGGTCAGAGTGGCGTTGCACAACTGCTTAATGGGACCAACGCAATTAATGCAACTCATGCAGCTCAGTTCGCTAAGATTCTGGGCGTGAAAGTTGACGACTTCAGCCCATCGCTTGCAGCTGAAATATCAGCAATGTTTGAAGCTATCGCAAACGGAAAAAACCATTCTTCAGTTTATGAATACCCACTACTAACTGAAGTTCAGGCTGGTTCCTTCTGTCCTGTAAGCTCTTACACTGAGCGAGATGCAAAGGAATGGGTTTCCACTACAGTTAAAGCCAGTGATTCAGCTTTTTGGCTTGAAGTTTCTGGACACTCAATGACCGCACCACCTGGTGTAAAGCCAAGCTTTCCTGAGGGTATGCTAATCCTCATAGATCCAGAACAGGATGTTGAGGCCGGTGATTTCTGCGTTGCTGGTATTTTTAACGATTCAGAAGTGACATTTAAGAGATTCGTTCGTGAGGATGGAAGGCCGTGGCTTGAACCACTCAATCCAAGCCCACGATACCAAGCTATTGAATGTAATGAACATTGCAGGATAATAGGTAAGGTTGTTAAGGCCCAATGGCCTGAAAATATCTTCGAATAAGGAGCCAATCGGCTCCTTTTTTTTGCATCTTTTTTCACCTTAATAATCATGAAGTTAACACTTTTAGTGATAATATTATCACTAGAGGTGTTGACCAATTAATCACTATTGGTGATACTCATTATGCAGCGCAGTGATACATTTTTAATTATAAGGAGACAGGTGTTTCAGTCAGTCACGGTAAGCATCTCGCAGGGTTCTTACCGGGACTGGAAGAGTTACCACTTGGAGACGGTCCTTTTAAATGTCCTGGACAGTGGCGGTTCCGCACCGATAACAGCGGCGACAAGATGATGCAAACGGCAAAGGTCGTTAAAACTCGTTAGCGCTGGCGTGGCATACGCGACACACGTGAGAGGGCGTGAATGCCGTAAGGGGCTATAACCCTTCAATCTCGTTCCGGGCGAGTTCAACCCGGATGACATCCGGAAGAGACGGCACAGCCCAGACGATATCTGAGTGGCTTTAAAAACAGATGGGAACCGGTGGAATCCCGGTGCACAACGAAAAGAGCGCTGGCATGCAAAAAATATCTCGCAGCCGTAGCAGTACCAAAAGCCAGGATGGAACGGCAGAAACGCGGTAGTGCTCTTTTCGTTGTGTTGTAGCTCAAAATGGTAGAGCGCCTCCTGAAGGAGGAGTTGAGCACTAACCAAGGATCATAACCCAGGTTATCTCATGCGGCTGGCCAGACGTTATCCGGGTTCGAGTCCCGGCAGCACAACTCACAACATGAAAGCGCACTCCTTTACTTACCAGTTATGGGTGACAGGTGTGAAACAGGTGGAGTGCGCTTCCAGTTGTGGCATTAGCTCAGTTGGATAGAGCAACGGCCTTCTAAGCCGTGGGTCGCAGGTTCAAATCCTGCATGCTGCACCAGAATCACGTAGCCAGCGTGGTACCAGGAAGTAAGAAAGCTGTGTGGAGTCTTGGCGGTACCAGTACAAACCTTTGAAGTCCCTGGTGCCGCCCTTTTTACTCAACTGAAAGCGCGTTCTGTCTCTTGTCATTAAGTGCCAGTTCGTTAAATCCAAAACCAGCGGAACGCGCTTTCAATTGAGTGGAGAACTAAGCACCGGCATTGCAGTACCGGTTATGGCGATCAGCCTCAAGCATCCACTGGGTGCTTGGTGATGGTAATAACGCCATCTCAACCTTACAGGAGACGTTGAGACTGTTCTGGTTGAATTGGAGAAATATTCTTAGCCCGCTTCGCGGCGGGCATTTTTTCTGGAGGTTGTATGTCTGCGAATGATCTGGCGGTTAAGTACGGTACTTACCAGCCCGAAAATTTACTGATTATTCTCCCACTGGACGAAGCATCAGACATCATTCGCGAGCGTCTTCGCGCCGAAGTAAGGCGTGAGCTGGAATCTGAATATGAAGATCGTATTTCAGACGCCGAAGAAGATGCTTCCGAATGGGAATCAAAATCTGATAGTTACGAATGTGATGCTACCTGCTTCGCCAGAGCAGTGGAAAAGGCTTTACTGGCACCATCATTCGAAGAGGCAAAAATTATTCTCGAACGAGTTCGATCGGATAACAGGGAATATTTTTAACTAATTATTAATTCAACGAATTAGGCAGCATTCATAGTGCCGGGATTCATGCAACCAAAATTCAGCGCCGTGCAGGGCGCATATAACACGGAGAAACTAACCATGACGACCACACAGAACGTCACTGAGTTACAACCACGTATGACCAGAGAACAACTGATCGATGCAGCCCGTAAAGCTGCCCCTCTCCTGCCACCTGCTTCCCAGTGGCTGATGAAAGAACTGGCGAACCGCTACGATGTTCAGGGTGTCGCGCTGTGCGAGTCAATGGAACAGCGTAAAGCACTGGCCATTGAGAACACCGTTTTACGCGACGATGTTAATTGTTGGGCCAAAGAGTGCGACCGCATCGTTGAACGTCATACCAAATCGCCGACCAATATGCACATGTTGGAGGCGCAGAGAGAATTACGCGAGTTAACTCCAGTAACTGATCAAGTTATTCGCGATATCCAAGCCACTGGCGTGGAAAAGTACGCAAATGTCACTATTGCCATAGGGAAAGAAGAGCAAGAAGAAAGCATTGTTTACGCTGGTAATCAGGCTCTGTTATTCGCTAACCAACTTCGTGAAGGTACTGCGTAATGGCCGCTAACTCATTCAAACAAATGTCACGTGATGGGACCATCAAGCGCACCGATACCGGGATGTTTATCAGCCTTGAACATATCTACGTGCGTGAAGGTTTCAACAAACGTGAAGACGACGAACGCACCCGCCAGGCAGATGACGACCTGTTTAACTATCTGATGAACGGCGGCACCGTTCCTCCTCTGGAGGTTATCGCGCGTGATGAAGGTGGTGTGTGGGTTGTTGAAGGCCACCGCCGTCGCCGTTGCTATGCGCGTTGTGCTGATGCTGGGAAGCCAGTAGACCGCATTCATATCATGCCGTTCAACGGTAACGATGTGCAGCGTCTGGCTCGCATCATGACCAGTAATAACCAACTCCCCCTTTCCGATATTGAACAGGCCGCCGTTATTCAGGAGCTTCATAACGCTTTCAATCAGACCACCAGCGAGATTGCAAAGCTGGTCAATAAGTCTGTAGCGACCGTTGAGAAGTTGCTCACTCTGAGTACCGCTAATTATGACGTTCAGCAGGAAGTTAAATCTGGTGCCGTATCTGTTGATGTTGCTGTTGACCGCGTTCGTGAGTTTGGCGAACAAGCTGGTGAGGTTCTCCAGCACGATAAAGCCGTAGCCGCCGCCCAGGGAAAAACAAAGGTTACGCGCAGTTCTATCGCGCCTGAACTCAACATTAAAAGTGCTCGCCGTTTTGTGGAGTTAATGGCCATGGCGACGATCAGCGATGAAGGCGTGTTCACTTTGCAAGGCACGGCACTGGCTGAAGCTCTGGCGATCATCGACGAACACAAAGCCATTGCTGAAGCTCGCGAAACCTATCGCCTTTCACAGCCAATCCCTACGACAGAGATTATCGGGAAAGTGCTGTATGTGAAGTTGGACGGTAAGGAAATCGGCTCGGCAATAATTTATCGCGGGAAGAACGTCACCCTGGATTTAGGCGATAAAAAAATAATCGCCAGCCAGTCTAAAGCAGTGGCCCACTTCGTTAAACAGCACAAACTTCAGCAGGTACATACCAATGCAAACGATCAATAACCGTATGACAGAAACTCAAATTGCTGATCTCTTCAGCCTGGCGGTTCAGTTACAGGTTAAAGCTGAAGAATCAGATGATCGTGATACTGCAATCTTGGCCTACTCAATTCAGAACGCATGCTCAAATTTAACGGAATCCCAGCGCGAGTTCCGTGCAGCAGATGCGACTATTCACAATCTGGAACTGAAAATCACAGACATGGCAGTACAGTTCGCTAACGCCGAGAGCAAGTGCAGGGAGTTGGCGGCGGAAAATGCGACGCTGAAGGCGATATGTGATGATCGTCGCACGTTCATCATGAATGGAGTGCAACTGGCTTATATCCAAGTACCGACAGTGGAAACAGACCCTGCACTTGAAACCATTCGCGTTGCGGTATCACCACAAGAACCAACCCCAGCGACAGACGCTTTCCTGGCTGAAGTGCGGGCCAGCGGACTTGATAGCTTAGCTGGCGTGGCTGAAACAATGTTGGTCAAGTTCTCCAATCATCGGTGTTCACAAGATATGCATGAGGTTGTTGGTTGGAAGATGGTTCTCCAGCAGGCCAGCAATCTCGCCGCCCAACTTCGCAAAGTAGCCGCGCTATGAGCAAGCCAACCTATGAAGAACTGGAAAGCACTCTAAAAGAGCTACGCCGTAGGGCTTTTTCAGCTCGTCGGAATTCACATAATTGCGGCCCGTTCCAGTATTCGGATTTATGCGAAGAAATTATCGACATTACCGAACTGGTTAAAGGAGCCGCCCAATGACAGCACTCAACAAACAGGCGCTGCTAATAGAAAACGGTCAACTTGTTGCCGATACGCTACGCCACTTAGCCGATAACGAAATCGATTCTGATTATTTTGCTATCACCTCAACGAATGAGAACGGCACTGAAATTGATCATGAGTTGGTTATCACTGATTACGCTCTACAGGCTGCCAGAACGGTAGATGAATTGGTCATGGCGCTGGAAGCCGCAGAGAAGCGCATAGCAGAACTGCGAGACTGGAATGCGGGACTTGCGCAGGAGTCACTCAAGTATCAGCAGAGGGTAGCAGAACTGGAGGCGAGTGAGGTGGCGGTAAAGCAATTCGATGACTTCCAGATTGTCCACTATGGCGCTACTGAGGATTACGCGAAGGGTTATATCGACTCAACAAAGCGCTTACCGCCGCTGGCATTGGCGTGAAGGGGGAGTGAGATATGTGGCGAGGAACGAATCGCGGCGGGAGCCAGATGATACTCACTGCCTACGAATACGACCCAGAAACCAAAAAATCAAAGTCGGTTTACCTGCTACGGCATCACAGCAAAGTTAAGCAGACCACGCTTGAGCAAAAACTTGTTGTTGAGAACGATGCGTTTGGTCGGTTTAAACCGATGGTCGAGCTTACAGACTTTCCAGAAAGATTAAGCGAACGAGAAGCGATGCTGAAGCTGGCAGACTGGCTACACCGACTTGGCGTGGCGATTGAAGATAACTGGAGCACACCATGACAACTAACCACCCGGCGCACGGTCCTGTATCACTCGAGCGACTGCACCAGATAAGCGAAATACTTAGCAAAGCATCAGCACAAAGCGACGGCGGTAATCTCGGCTACGCAATGGCTGATGCTGTGAAGGTGATTGATGGGGCTATTGCGGGGTTTGATGCGGAGCCTGTTGGTTATTTCTATGCAGATAAACCAGGCGATTGGTATCAAATTTCAAATGGCGACAGAGTCCCAAGCCACAGGCGCATACCGCTCTACTCCAACCCGCAGTCATCGCCGGTAGTGAAACTACCAAATGAATTCATCAGCAGTGAGGGTATCGTTGTTCAGATAGAAAAGTTGATGGCTGTGTTAGCTGTGCATGGAATTCAGTATGAGCGCAGAGGTAACCCACTCCTCACCGCCATGCTTCAGGCTGGCAACTCTCCGGTAATTCCTGATGGTTTGGTGATGGTGCCGAAGAAACTAACCGCTGAGAACGGCGCAAAGAGTGTGCTGTCCGGTGAGTTTTCAGAAACGAAATTTATAAACTGCCCAGAGTGTTTTGGTGATGATGATTGCGAAACCTGCGACGGCAGCGGAAGAATTGAAATCACCGTTCCTGTCACATGGACGACCATCAAAGCTATTTGGGCTAAAGGTGTCGAGCATTTCGCAGCAGCACCGCAGCAGGAGGTGGAATCGTGATCAAGGGAAAGCTAATCAGCAGTCAACGCTATCTTGATAAAGCAAAGGTCGCTGAACGCGCCATACGATTTAAGCGCTTCATTGTCTCTGTGTATCCCGTGATTTTGCGCGGTAAGCAATACACTATCCTTATGGACGGTCATCATAACTATGCTGCTGCGATGCTCGCCGGGGTTGATCCTGATTATCGTCCGATTGGTAAAAAAGTGATGAAAATAATTAGTACCCTTAGCGAACAAGAACTGGAGGCATTTTTCATAAACAACGTGACCGATTCTGATTACTACTTTGTGGAGAATGGTCAGGTAGTTAAAGAATTATTACTTCCAGATACATCATGCCGTTTTCAAGCACATGCAAATAATCAGTGGATATTCGGCGGTTGAATATGGCCAGCAAACTTAAACAGCGGCGCTTGCGCCGCCTTAAATCGGATGTGGCATGGTGGAGATCTGAAGCTGAATACTGTAAGGCGAGAGTGTTCGAACAGGCAAACGAAATTGCTGAACTCAAAAGCATGGTGATTCGTATACCAATGCCGGTAATGGTGCCAGTAGAGATACTTCATCAGCTAAATGGGAAGGGTTCGAAAGAAAGTCCATTATGTCGCAATTGCAACGATGGAACCCGTCACGGGTGTTCATCGTGTGCTTACAGAATGAAGTAACCGGGTGCAGCCGGTTTAAGTGGAGAACTATGTATGAGCGGACAAATCCAACGTTTTCTTACTCCAGATGACCTCTATCAATTAACTGGTTATCGTCGCCCTTCCCTACAGTGTAAAGCTCTAATGGATAGTGGAGTCTTTTTTATCCCACGTAAGGACGGCAGACCAGGAACAACATGGGAACATGTATTAAACCCAGTTGGCCTTAAGTTGATAGTGAGCAATCCAGAGGAAGAAGAACCAAACTTTAAGGATATGTAATGTCTAGAGCTCGCAAAAACCCCGATGATAACTGGATGCCTCCCCGCGTTCGTCGGGGAAAATCTGCTTATGAGTTTCGTACAACAGATGGTCGTACCGTCAGGTTGTGCAATCCTGATCTAACAAAATCGCAGGTATGGGCAGCTTACGAAAACTTCATAAACGATTTAAAGGTTGGTACGAACTTCAATGCACTTTGTGAAGAGTTCTTTAATTCCGGTGATTTCCACGAGTTAGCAACTGAAACACGTAAAGACTACAGAAAATACGGTTCAAAGGTAAATGTTGTCTTCGGGAAAATGAAGCCGGATAACATAAAGCCAGAGCACATCAGAAAATACATGGATAAACGAGGTGTTAAGAGCAGGGTTCAGGCAAACCGCGAGAAAGCATTTATGTCCAGGGTGTTTCGGTGGGCATACGAACGAGGAAAGGTGAAGATGAATCCTTGCCAGGGCGTTAAGCAATTTAAAGAGCAGGCTCGGACCCGTTATATTAGCGACAGGGAATATGATGCACTTTATAGCGTTGCTTCTATTCCCGTAAAAGTTGCAATGGAGTTGGCATATCTATGTTGCGCCCGCCAGGGAGACATTCTTGATCTCAAAAAGAGTCAATTATTGAGCGAAGGAATTTTAATTCAGCAGAGTAAAACCGCAGTTAGCCAGATCAAGGCCTGGACAAAACGTCTGGAGGATGCCGTTAATCTTGCTGACAGCATTCCTCTTAACAGCGGGATGGTAAGTATTTTTGTCATCCACCAGCCATCAGGTCTGCGATACACGCGCGATGCTTTTAATGCGCAATGGATGAAGACTAAAAAACTTGCTGCTGAAAAATATCCAGACCTCGATTTCCAGTTCACTTTCCATGATCTAAAAGCCAAAGGAATTTCTGATCTTGAAGGTACTCTAAGTGAGAAGCAGGAAATTTCAGGTCATAAAAACGCCTCGCAAACAGCGAGATATAATCGAAGAATTTCAGTTGTTCCGGTCGTCGGGGGGCAGTAA